GGACGATCCGGGGCCTGACGCGGGTCGAACCGGTCCTCGGACCGAACGATCGCCGGCAGGCGCCGGGATTGGACCTTCGGTATAGGGTTCGCTGGGCGGACGACGGGCTCTTGGTGATAGAGACGGAGTGGCGGGTCGGCGAAAAATGGATCGGCGGCGGATTGGCGGAACGCTACGAGATCCGGTCCTTGGCGAATGCGGCGCGGTGGCGGTTCCGGGCCGCCCAACCGACCTTGTTTTGACCGACAGGGCGGCCGCTTGCGGTCCGCCTGCGGCGAGATCTCGCAGCGCGGACTTAGCGGCCTTGGGTGTTTCAACGAAAGGAGCGGGCGATGAACGAAAAATGCGAGTCGTGCGGGTCGGCGGTGGTGACGGCCCCGGAGCCCAGCGGGTTCGTGGAACACCACCGGGAAGGCGGCCTGGATTGTGTGCGGACGCAACTCGCCAAGGTCCGCGAGGAGGCCAAGCGGCTGCGGGAGGCCATTCGTGAAGCCCTGCGACACGACCTTGCTCCCGGCGGATGGGGTGGCCCCGCCGCCGAGAACATTCTCATAAAGGCCCTGGCTGTGAAGGACCCGCCGTCGCCGGAGGCTATGGCCGCGAAGGGGGGCGAGGGATGAAACGGATTCAGCGGCGGCGGACGAGGGGCTGGCGGATGCCGAAGGGCGCCGTCAACGTGGCGCGGCCGGGATTTTGGGGCAACCCGTTCCGGGGGCCGAAGGCGCTGCACCTCTACCGGTTGCTCTGGCGGCGGCGGTGGAAGGACTTGCGCCGTGCGGGATACAATGATTGGCACATTACTTTCCTACGCGGGCACTTGCGTGCCTGGAAAACATGTCTTCATGAACTCTGCGGCCTGGACCTGGCGTGCTGGTGCCCCCTGGACCGGCCGTGCCACGGGGATGTGCTCCTCAGAAAGGCGAACGCATGAACGCAAAAGAGCGGAAGGCCGTTCTCCTGGCCGAGGAGGTTCTGAAACGCTTAGAGTTTTCCTACGAGGATGACGAAGTAGACGGCCTATGCCCGGAGTGCGGCGGCGTTGACCCAAAGGATTCTGGGGGAATCGCCGTCGCCGGCGAGGACATCGGCCACACCGAGGCCTGCCATTTGGGCCAAGCGATGACCGCAATCAAGGAAATCCTTTTTGAGGATGGGGCACGACATGAACCGTGAAGGGCCGGACCCCGCAGTAGAGCAGGCGGTCGCACACTGCGGGGCTGAAAGGAGCAAGGCATGAACCGCGAAGGGCCGGACAAGATCGGATATCTCGATTGGACTTGGAGTCCCGTAGTCGGATGCACGAACGGTTGCCCCTGGTGTTGGGCGCGGCGGCAGGCGAAACGGCAGAAGCACAACTGCCGGAAGTGCTACGACTTTATCCCCCACCTGCACCCCGAACGCTTGGACGAACCGCTGCGGAAGCGGAAGCCGTCGGTGATCGGCGTCGCGTTCATGGGCGACCTGTTCGACCCGACGCTGCCGGATGAGGACAGAGATAGGGTGTTTGCCGTAATGGCTTTGGCGAACCGGCACACCTTCTGCATCCTGACGAAGCAGCCGGAGCGGATGCAGGTATACCTCAACAACAAAGACCGGTTGCTGGATGGCATTTGGGGTGCTTTCGCGGACAACCACGTGGGGCCGACCATTTCCACCGCCGATGATGTGCGGAAATGGTGCAAGAAAAAGGGCATGCCGGAGCGGGAGCGCGATCGACGCATGGGCATCATCCAGGATGCCGGAGGGTTTTGGTTCGGCCGGCCGGACTTGACCTCGGCGGCTTTCTGGCCGTTGCCGAACGTCGTCCTCGGCGTGTCGGTCGAGGACCAGGAGAGCGCGGACCGGCTGATTCCCGAACTCATGGCGTGCCCGGTCGCCAAGCGGATCGTCTCGATCGAGCCGATGCGAGGAGTCGTGGATGTTTCGCCCTGGCTCAAGCCTCAAGCCTCGGGCCCGCGGGAGCGAGGTCTCGCCAAGGCGGACCTCAAGCCCGCCCTCTCCGGCGTGATCCTCGGCGGACAGACGGGGCCCGTAAAAGAGGGTTCCCTTCGTTGCGGAGAGTACGCCGTGCAAATGGATCCCGACTGGGTCCGCCAGGTCCGCGACCAGTGTCAGGCGGCGGGCGTCCCGTTCTACTTCAAATCCTGGGGCGCGTTGGTCCCGGCCGACCAGGCCCGCTGGGATGGGAAGGGCCGGATGCTGGACGGCCGGACGCATGATGAGGTGCCATGGACGGCGGGCTTGAGGCCTGAGGCTTGAGGAAAAGATGACTGACCCGAACCCGATTACATCAGCCGACCTCTTGCGAATGCTGCATACGAGATACTCGGATACGGGTTGGGCGTTCTTCGCCGAGGTGCCGGACCGCACGGCAGGCCATTTTCGGCGCGCGGACGCAGTTGCCATCAGCCTGTGGCCGAGCCGCGGCCTGCACCTGCACGGATTCGAGGTCAAGGTGTCTCGTCGGGACTGGCTGGACGAACTCAAGAGGCCGGAGAAGGCGGAGTCCATCGGCAAGTATTGTGATTTCTGGTGGCTGGTGGTGAGCGACTCGTCCATCGTCGAGGACGGCGAGTTGCCGTCCGCCTGGGGGCTGCTCGCCCCGTCCGGGAATGGGCTGAGGACGCTCGTGAAGCCGACGGCGCTCGAGCCGTTGCCGATCGGCCGGCCGTTCCTGTGCTCGTTGCTGCGCAAGTTCGCCGAGGGGCAGGTCCCCAGGGTGAGCATCCAGAACAAACTAGCGGCGGAATATAAGCGGGGGGAGGAGGCGGCGGCCCGCATGGCCTCCTATGACGCGGAGGACGCGCTAAAATTGCGTGACGCGGTGAAAGTGTTCGAGGGCGCCACTGGCCTGAAGATCCGGTGGTCCGACCTGAACGAACTCGCCCAGGTCAAGCGATTCGTGGGTCTTACACAAGAATTGCGGGAGGGAGCCGCCAACGAGGCGTTGGCCCTTGCCGCCAGGACGGTAAAAAGGCTTCGAGACGTAGCGACGGCGCTTGAGGGCGCCCTGCAAGCGAAGGGGAGTGGCGATGTCTGACCCGGTCTTGATCCGCTCGGGTGAGCGCGTCTGCCCGGACTGCAAAGGCCGCGGGCGGCGGTGACGATGCCCGGGGGACGAAAGACAGAGATGTCTTGCGGGACGTGCCACGGAAGCGGAAAGAGAAAAAAATCGTGAGCAGCCTGACGCTGGACGAACTCCGGGCGGCGCTGCCGGCGCCGCTGATGAAGAAGATCGAGGCGCAACTGGATCTCGGCCAGGCCGCGAAGTTCAGGTCCAAGCGGCGGAAGTACGGGAACCAGCCGGTCTATGTGGACGGGCGGCGGTTCGACTCGAAGGCGGAGGCTAGGCGGTACGAGGAACTCATGCGCCTGCACGCGGCGGGGGAGATTCTGTGGTTCTGTCTCCAGCCGGTCTTCCGCCTGCCGGGCGGAATTGAGTATAGGCCGGACTTCATCGTCGTGTCGGCCAGCGGCAAGGTCTTCGTCGAGGATGTCAAGGGCGGCAAGGCGACCAAGACGAAAGAGTACCGCCTGAAAAAACGGTTGATGCTGGACCGGTACGGGATCGAGATCGTGGAGGTGCACAGTTGAACGGCTTTTTTCTCTTGACACGGCCGGCGTCCGGAGCGAGGATGGCATCGTCGAAGTCAGGAAGCGTGGCGAACGGTCGTCCGTACAGAGTCTCCCCTGGAACGGGAGATGAAAGGGACCGAGCCATGCGAAACACGGACGACTCCGCCTTCGGCGAGCCCGCCTTCAGCGAGGTCTCGCTCTGCGGAATCTCGCTTCGCGGACGCAAAGACGACGGCCCGGACGCCAGGACCTTACCGCCCGGGCCGTTGTCTTTTGGGAGTAGGGCGAGGCCGCGGCCAGCCCCATAGGGGAGAGGTCGTGGCAGGGACACCACGGCGACAAGGGCGCCGGGAGGCGGAGATGACAGACAGAAAAAGCCGGAAGCCGTCCGCGAAGCGAGATCTCGCCCAGGGCGGAGAAACCGGAAACCGGAAAAAGACAACTGGGAAAAAGGGCCAAAAGGGGCCACTAAAAAAAGGGCCGGAGAAGCGAAAAGGGAAATGGGTGTGGGTCTGCGGCGTCCGGCCGGAGGGAGCGGATGAGTGGGCGGGCCTCGGTCTCAAACCGAAACAGCGGGCGCTCCTGGTGGCCTACGCCGCGTGCGGCAGTATACGGAAGGCGGCCAAGGCCGCGGATGTGGCGCGGAACAATCACGGCCGGTGGCTCAAAGACGAAAAGTACGCCGAGGCGTTCGAGGCGGCCAAGGAGATCGCCGGCGAGGTATTGGAGGAAGAGGCTAGGCATCGGGCCATCGAGGGCATCCAGGTTCCCGTTTACTACAAAGGCAAGATTCGTGGTTACCGGCGGTGCCGCTCGGACACGCTGTTGATCTTTCTCCTGAAGGGGAACAACCCGGAGAAGTTCGGCGACCGGCTGGAGGCCACGCACCACGTCCCGGAACCGATCCCGGTGAACGTGAACCTCGGGGCGGAGTTGATGCGAAAGGTGCTGGAGGCGGGCGGAAAACCGGGAGTGCCAGGAGTGCCCGCGTAGCGAGGTCTCGACGAAGGCGGAGGAGGAAAGGGATGAGCGAGGCGAGCGATGTGCCGGCCGGAGCGGGGACGCCGGAACCAGGGGCGGAAGAGGACAAGCCACCAGCGGTGCGGTACTGGCAGCGGGAATGTGGCGACACGGAGGGCCGTGGCATTGTGGAGTTAACGCCCTTCGGGGGTACAGCGAAGCGGTACAAGGTGGATGTGACTTTTCAGAAAGGGCAGAAAGCGCAGAGGGTCGTTTTCGAGATCGAGGCCGACTCGGCCGACGAGGCCTTTGACCGTTACGATGCACGGCTCGAAGAGGAAAAGAAAAAGTTCGAGGCGAAGGCCAGTCAGACGAGTCTGATCGTGGGTCCCAACCCGAAGATCGACGAGTTCCGGCGGCAGAAGCGGGGCAGGCAGGGCGGGAACGGCGGCATGAGGAGAATACGGTTGCCATGATCACGCTGGCCATCAACCCGCCTTTTCCGAAGTTTGCACGCGGCCAATCGGTAGCGGGGCTAGACGGGGCGGTTGCTAAAATCCTTTCGGCCTCCTGGTTGGATGGCGTGTGGTGGTATTCTCTGACCTGGTCTAAAAAACCGGGGCTTCATCAAAACGGCGTCGCGCCAGAGAACGCTCTTAGGGAGGCTTCGTAGCCATGGTGGCGGTCGCCAGAAAACCAGGGCGGTCGAAGCGGAAGCCAAAGTCGCGGGGTGGCGCAGCGGAAGCGCGTCCGGCTCATGCCCGGAAGGTCGCCGGTTCGAGCCCGGCCCCCGCTACCATGCCGAACGTCTACGGCTGGATCGCCTCGCGCCTGAAAATCATCACCAAGGCGGGCAAACAGGAGCCCCTGGTACCGAACGACGTGCAACTGCGGATCTACGGCCACATGGCCGCGCAGCGGGCGGCGGGGCATCCGGTCCGCCTGATCGTCCTGAAGGCCCGGCGGGAAGGCGTCTCGACCGGCGTCGAGGGCCTGATGTTCGCGAACGCCTACCACCAGCCGTTCAAGAAGGCGTTCGTCTGTGCCCACGACGACATCGGGAGCAACACCCTGTTCGCGATCAACCGGCTTTTCGAGCAGGAGTTGCCGGACAAGGAGCGGCGGCCGACGGAATACTCGAGCCGGCAGGAGATCATCTGGTCGGCGCCGCACCGATCGCAGTTCAAGGTCGCGACGGCGGGAAACACGGAGATCGGAAGGACGGCGGAGATCCACTACCTGCACTGCTCGGAGGTCGCTTTCTGGAAAAGCGCCAAGAAGAGTCTCCTCAGCGTCCTCCAGGCGGTTAGCGACGACCCGGAGACGATGATCGTCCTGGAGTCGACGGCGAACGGGGCGAGCGGCGAGTTCTACGAGCGGTGGAACGCGGCGGTCCGGCAGCAACGCGAACGGCCCGGCAGCCGCGACGGGTTCTATCCGGTGTTCATCTCCTGGCTCGACTGTCCCGAGTACGCGACGGCCCTGGATGTGGGAGAAAAGGTCAAGCCCCTGGATGACGAGGAACGGCGCCTCAAGGCCCTTGGGGCGACGGCGGAACAGTTGAAGTGGCGGAGGAATACGCTGAGGGAGAAGTGCAACGGCGACGAGGACCTCTACAAGCAGGAGTATCCAGCCACTCCAGAGGACGCTTTTATCACGAGCGGGCGGCCGGCCATTCCGCCCAAGATCGTCGCGCGGCACCAAGCGACCGCACGGCCGCCGGCACGCCGCGTGCGGCTCGTGCGGGATGCGAAGGGCAAGGTGACGGCCCATGGCGTGGGGCCCGAGGCGCAATTCGCGTGGGAGGTATGGAACGAGCCCGAGGAACACCACGACTACGCGGTGTTCGGCGACGTGGCCGAGGGGGCCCTGTCGGACCCGGCGGACATGCGGAGCGCCCCGGACTTCTCGGCCGCGGCGGTGCTGAACCGGCGCGAACGGCGCATCGACGCCGTCTGGCACGGGCAGACGGAGGCGGACTACTTCGGCGAGGAACTCCTGAAGGCCGCCCAGTGGTACAACGAGGCGTGGGTGTCGCCGGAAGTGAACGGCGTCGGCATGGCGGCGCTCGTGCCGATCCGGCGGGCGAACTACGCGAAATTGTACCAGCGGGTGAAGGGGGCGGACCGGCTGGATGCGGGCGATGAGACGCCGCTCTGGGGCTGGAAGACCGCGCCGGCGAACCGCGACCTGATGATCGACGACTGGATCGCCGCCTGCCGGGAAGACCCGACGACCGGATGGACGGAAAAGGTAGGGGTGTTCTCGGCCCTGTTGGCGGATGAGGAGCGGACGTTCGTCCGGAAGGCGAACGGCAAGCGCGAACACCAGGTGGGGTGCCACGACGACGTCCTCTTCGCGGCGATGGGGGTCTTGCAACTGCACCAGAACTGCCCGCGCGGGATCCGCACGGCCTGGGCCGGTGAGGATGAAGGCCGGCGCCCGCGGAGCCTCTTGAGGACGGGCGGCGTGGACGACTTCGACGAAGAAACCGAAGGGGCGCTGACGACGGGATAAGGAGGGTGCCGAATCATGGAAAGGCGTTTTCAGGTCAGCGGGAAGATAACACCTGCTCGCGAGCGGGTCGCCGCCTTCCTGCGGGAGAGAGGCTATGCAACGACTCCTCACACAACCGTTGTTGCTCTCCAATTAAGAAGCGGTCGTGTTGGTTGGGCGCATCATGTGAGTTGGAATAGACTTACGCACATAAAACATCTGGGCGCTTGGCTTGATTCTTTAGAGAAGAAGGCCATGCGCGAAATGAGGGAGAAAGCCGATGGCGGGACCAGACGTAGCGGCGAAGCCGGGGAAGTCTGAGGCGGCCGAGGAGCGGCGGTGGAAGGTGGAGCGGGCGGCCGATGCCTTGATGGAATCGGAGAAGGTCCGGGCCGATCCGGCGCTCTTGAAGGATGCCCTGAAGGAGTTGAAGCGGCGGAAGAAGGAATTGTCGGCGGCGCTCTCGACGGCCCGGGGGCCCGGGTCGGCGGTCATGAAGGGGCGGTCGGAAAGCGAGGAGTAGCGGGCGATGGTTATGATCTGCGGGATTCCGTTTGTTCCCTGCCCCGCCCTTGGGAAGGATATGCTTCTGTTCATAAGTCCGCAGTTGGTACACCACATACGCAGCATTTTTTGCCGGTGTGCTGTTTGTAAGGCCTTCGAGCGCGAGTGGGACGAGGGGCACGCCGTTCTGGTCAAGAACGCAGGACCGGTTGAGGAGTAGGGGATTATGGCGGACACCAAAGCGAACGATGAACTGAACGAGCGGCTGGATGCGTTTCTCGCCCTCGGGCAGGAGGACAACAAGGCGTGGTCGGCGCTCGCGCGGGACGCCGAGGACTACATCTTCGGCAACCAACTCAGGGGCGTCGACAAACGCGACGGGTGGGACCGGATCGTCGCCAACTACCTCTTCCCCGCCGTGACGCAGCAGATGGCCCTGATGGCACAGCGGCGGCCGGCGGTGGTGGTCGAGCCGTGGGAACCGGATGATGCCCCGTTCGCCGATTTCTGGCGCGGGCTGGAACAGTACCGGTTCGACCGGACGCTCAGGATGAACATCCTCGGGCTAGGGGCGACCCTGGACGCGGCGATCCACGGGTTCTACGTCGCGAAGGCGTACTGGGAACCGAAGGCGGAATGGGTGGCCGACGAGCACCGGTGGCGGGGCGAACCGAGGGTGAGGTTAATGCGGCCGGACTACTTCGGCATGGATCCCGACAACGAGACGACGACGGCGTCGGATGCTTCTTTCGTCTATTGTCACCGGAGGGCACTACTGGACAAGGTCCTGGCGCGGTGGGCGGACAAGGCAGAGGAAATCAAGCGGGAAGCCCGGGAGGGCCCCGAGGACTTGGCGATGCCGGGCATGGCAACGTTCGGGGGCGAATTTGAGCACCGGGCGGAAGGCCAGACCGATCCGGGCCCGGCCGGCAAGACGGAGGGGCGGCTGGTGAGTCTGCTGCGCGCTGCGCGCGGCTACGGAGAGGGAGGCCAGGCGCAGGGAGCGGGCGGCCGAGGCGAAGACGGTCTGCCCCGGTGGGTGACGGTGACGGAGGTGTTCTTCAGGGACGGGAAGGAACGGAGCGGCCGGGAGACGCGGCCCGTGCCGTTCGAGGAACTCTTGCAGCAAGGCTTGGTCACATACGATGAGGAGTTGATGGTCTACCGTGTGGGCACCGAGGGCGTCTTTGAGGGGAAGATGGTCGGCGAACCCTTGACGATGCAGGATAGTTTGCCGGAACAGGTCGTCCGCGAGTGGAAGGACGAGCCGGTGTGGCCGAACGGCCGGGTGGTGCTGCGGATCGGCAAACTGATCCTCAACCCCGACGCTGAGAAACCGTGGGATGAGGGGGGTCAGGTCTGGCCGTTCCGGTCGTGGCCGTACCTGGTGGGAGTGAACCAGATACTCCCGCACGTCTGGCGCGGCCTGAACGCAGCCGAGATGCCGCGCACTTTGCAGGACTGGAAAAACGTCGCTTTCGCCCACATGGCGAACTACATCAAGTTTTTCGGCGACCCGATCGCCATCGTCGAGGAAGGGGCGGTCGCGGGCGCGGGCAAGGACGAGAAGAAACTCGCCAAAAAACTCCGGGCGCGGGCGGGGGCGATCTGGCTCGCGGCGAAGGGCGGCCTGGACAAGATACGCCGGGACCCGCCGCCGCCGATGTCGCGCGGGATCCTGGATATCGACGCCCTCATTTCGCGGGAACTCCAGGACCAGACGGGGATGCAGGAGGTGGCGCGGGGCCGGCAGGGGAAGGGCCAGGTGACGGCGACGGAGGTGCAGGAACTTTCGCGGTCGAGCCGGGTGCGGACGAGCCTGGCGGCGATCCTTCAGGACGATTGGATGGAAGGGGTGATGCGGTTCGTCGCGGAGATGGACCAGCGGTACCTCGAGCCGAACGACATGGTGCGGATCGTCGGCAAACGGGCCGCCATGCAGATGGCGCAGGCCGGCCAGGGGATGCGCGCGGATGGGAACGATGTAAAATTCGACCTCAGCCTTAAGATCGGGACCGCCCTGCCATTCGACCAGGAGCGCCGCAAGGAAGAGATGGCGGAACTCTTCAAGGCGGTGGGCCCGGCGATCCTGCCGGAACTCCTAGCGGCGTTCGGCGTGGAGAACGCCGAGGAGGTCCTGGCCCGGTCGGAGATGTGGCAGGCGTTCCAGCAGTTCCAAGAGATGCAGGCCGCGGCGGCACAGCGGGCGGAGGTGTCAGCGGGCCACGGCCGGAGCCGTACCCCGGCCAGGGAGAAAGGTTCCTGATGAAAGACATAAGCTGGGCCGAAGCAATCAGGATATCGAGGAAGGTTATGGAGGATGCGGAACGCGGCAGAATTGACGCCGCAGAGCAGGAAGCAAAAGGTTTGTTCGTTGAGGAACCAACCATCGAGGTTTGTCTTTTCGGGTGCGGAGCGATGATTGTTTTTCGGGGGGATGAGTACGGGGGCGAACGATACGAGTGCGGAACCCGCTACCAATGGCGGCCGAAGATGGGCTGGCTCTATAGGGGGGCGGAGTGCAATGGCACGATGATTCCCCCCGGCACAACCATGTTTCTCAAAGGAGGCACGCCATGCCCTACAAAATAACGAAAGTCGATGGTTACAGGGTGTCTACTCCGCACGGCGTTCACGCGAAGAACACCACGAAGAAAAAGGCCCAGGCCCAGGTGCGGTTGATGCAGGGCGTCGAGCACGGATGGAAGCCGACGGGCCGGAAGGCTCGCCGGGGAGCGGGGACGGCCCTGATGCAGGGGCGGAGCGCAAAGCGATAAGATTTCACTTGACAGGTCTTACAAAGACCTGGTACAACCCAAGGTAGCGGTGGCGATCGGCCGATCACCACCGCAACGAAAAAACAAAAGGCCCCGGCCCGCGGGCGGCTGGGGCCTTTTTCCTTGGGTCGAAAGGTGAATACGAGCCGCGACCGGCCGGCGGACCATGCGCCGCCGGAAAGGTCACGGACGTAGGGCGTAGACGACAAGGGCGTCGAAACCAAAGGAGCGGGCGATGGCGAAGGAACTCAAGGGCGGGCTGGGAGTCGAGGAAGTTGACGGGCGGGCAGCGGGCGAGGCCAGCGCCGCGCCGGCGCAGGAAGATGGGTTGACCGAGGACATTCTGTACGCGACCCCGGCGGCGGCAGGGAACGGCGCACCGGCCGCGAAGCCGGGCGAGGAAGCAGGCGCGCCGGGAAAGGCGAAGCCCAAGGCCGAGGACGCGGACGACGACGAGGACGATGAGGGCGACGAGGACGACGAGGGAGAGGGGCCCGAAAGTAAAGACAAGCCGAAGTGGGACAAGGAGCGTCAGCAGCGGGATGAGGCGCACGCGCGGGAACGCCAGGAACTCCAGGGACAGATCCAGGCGGCGGCGGGCGCGAACACGGCCCTCGCCGAAGAAATCCGGGCGATGCGGGAAGAGCGGGGATCGGCGGCCACGGCGAAAGAGGATGCAGCGGTCGAAGAGGCCCTGGCTCTGGTGGACCAACTCAGCGAACTTTCGGAACCCGCCCAGATCGTCGCGGCCGTCAAGGCGGTCAAGCAGATTTCCCTGCGGGTGCCGAAGGGCGGCGCGGACACCGAACGGGTGGAGAAGCTCGAGAAGGCATTGCAGTCGTTGGCCGAAAGCGTCCGAGCCCTGGGCGAGGCGACGGCCGCGCGGCAGGGGCGGGACGACCTCGAGGGGGCGATGGGCGCGTTGGACGAGGAGTTCGGCGCGGAGTTCCACAACGACGCCCTGGAAAAGGCCGGACAGTATCTCTTGAAACAGGGGCGGACGATGGAGAACCCGCCGTCGCTGGCGGAAAAACAGATCGCCCTTCGCCTGGCCTATGTGGAACTGGCGGGGGGAAAGAAGACGGTCAAGCCGAAGCCCAGGCCGGCGGTGGCGGCCGATGCGGGCGCCGGAGGGGGCCTTCAGGCGGGGGGCGTGACGCGCGGATCGCTGAGCGACGTGACGGAGGACATGAAGAAGGAAGGGAAGTTAACGTAGCAGCGTTTCCGGCCCGAGTCGGACAAGCGCCGATGCGTTGGGCCGGTGGAGTGCACGAAGGCCAGCCGCCGGGGACAAGCGCCCCGGGCCAGGCCGCGTGAGACCAGGGACGACGACAGGCGCGTCGCTCCGAAGTAGGAGGAAACGAGAGACCACGAACGGAGAATAGCCATGGCCGAGACCAACCTCTCCGCATCCACGAGGGAACTCTGGACGCGCACGACAGTGAACGAGGTGTTCATGGCCCTGCCGTTGACGGCGATGCTGATGGAGCATCGCCGCGTCAATTTCAAGGGCGGGACCAAGATCAAGAAGACCGTCACCAAGGCGACGATGACGGACCTGGCGCAGGACTACTCCAGCAACGAGCCTCTGGAGGGCGGGAACAAGACCGTCCTCGGCGCCCCGGAGTTCGGCTGGAAGAAGTTTCAGATTCCGGTCGAGTACGGGATCGACGAGGAGTTGCAGAATCATCAGGTGGCCGAAGAGACCGCACCGGCGGATCTTGTGGCTGCCCTTGTCGCGGGCGCCCAGTACGCCGCGCGGGAACACCTTGCCGCGATGGCCTACGCGACCACGACGGGCGAGACGGGCAAGGTCTTCCAGGGCCTCGCGTGCGCCCTCACCCACGACACGGCGTATGGGGGCTATACCCGCACCATCGCCTCAACCCTCAACACGTTTTTCCAGGGCGCCTCGGCGGATCTGACCTACACGGACTGGGACACGGCGATTGCGGCTTCTCTCGCCAACTTCCGCATCCTGGTGACGGCCTGCCGGCGGTACGCCCCGAAGAACCGAAAACTCTACGCCTTCATGGGAGAGTCGCTCTTCCAGGCGTTCCAGAGCCAAGCCGAAGCCCGCATGATGAACACCAAGCCGGTGTCGGGCGCGCCGGGGATCTACAAGTACGGGTTTAACACCCTCTGGATCGACGGCGTGGAACTCGTGCAGGACTCGTACCTGACGACGGCCGAACGGACGGCCGCCTTCTACATCCTGGACCCCGAGACCTGGGAACTCAGGATCAGTCCGAAACGCAACTTCAAACTCACCCCGTTCGTGTGGCAGGGCGACATGAACGACGGCATGGACGCCTGGCTGGGCCGCGTGATGGCCGCGGGCAACTTGGTCTGCTGGCAGCCGAACGCGAACATCTACCGGTCGGCGATGACGTGAGAGTAACCCCGGCCGGCGACGGTCGCCGGACGGAGTGAGGGCCCCGGCCGCCTCGGCGGCCGGGGAGGGCAACGCGGCCTGATTCGTCTTCCCCTCCAGAACGAGGGGCGTGAGGCGGTCGGGCGAGGAGAAGGGCAATGGCTAACGTGACGGTGGACAGTGAAAAGATCATCCTGTTGGACCGGCTGCCGGGGCTTCCGAATCCGCACATGCGGCCCCCCACGGACGGATTCACCGGGGCCGGCCACCACAACGTCGTTGCGGCGGCCTACGACGTGGGGACAAAGGTCCAGGTCTTCAACCACTCGGCCTCGGCGGGCGTGGATGGGTATTCGACGCTGGTGTACGGAAAATTGGAGGCGCAGGACACGACGAACGTCCTGGCGGCCCGGCACTTCTGCGCCTGGCACAGCGACGCCGTGCCGTTCGACTTCACGAACGAGGTTGCGACGTACATCGGGGAAAGCGTGTCGCCGATCGTCGTGGCCCTCGGGGCGATGACGATCGACTACTTCGGCTGGTTCTGGTGCGGCGGGGTGTGCCCTGAGGAGCACGTCGCCGCCTTGGGCGGCGTGTACTACTGCGCGGCGGCGGCGGCCATCGGGCCGAACACATGGGGCGACCTGGAGACGCCGGGAACCACGGCCGGCGAACTCGGCCTGGAAACTGCCGATGCGGACACGGACATGATCGTCGCCATCCTTCTGGCGGCGGCGGCGTAGGATCCGGCGACTAGCCGGACAACGGAAAGGACCCGCCTTCGCCCCGCGGGCTCGACAGGCCGCGAGGCCTGACGGCCTACGGGCTACGGCGAGGCTGAAAGGAGACACTCATGGCCTGGGATCCTGCAGTCAACCATACGGCGACCCTGATGGGCGCCACCATCGAGTTCGGGGAAGCGACGCTTGCGAGCGGCACGATCGAGGTGCCGACGCGGCTCTCGAAGGTCTTGGCCGGCTTCGCCACCTACAAAGCGGTCCCGGCTGCGGCTACCAAAATAGTCGTGGACTGCACCATTACTTCCGGTGCGGTGACGGTCGCCTCTGCGGCGGGCGGCGACAAGAAGGTGAACTACCTGTTCATCGGCTTGACGTAGGCGGTACGGGGAAAAGAGAACGGGGCCGGGGTCGCCGCTGGCGACCCCAACGCCCCGCGCCCAAGGTCGGGCGGCAAGGAAAGGGAGAAACCCATGATCGACGGAACGCTGGACTCTGAAGTCTTCACGCTCGTGGACAACTGGCCGAGCGAGCGGAACATCCACGTGCGGGAACCCACGGACGGGTTCCTGGGCGCAGCGCACCACAACGTCGCCACGGAGGAGTACCAGGCGGGGACGAAGGTGCAGGCCCGCAACAAGGGAACCACTGGCAAGCCGGGATTCTCCACGTTCATCTACCTTCAGGTGGGGGTGCAGAATGCGTTCACCGCCATCGCGGCCAAGTCGATCGTCGTCCCCGACTCGGTGGCCTCCTGGTTCAAGGTGACGAACGATCCGGACGACTGCATCGTCCTGCCGACCAGCTTGGTCGCCGTGGCCCTGTCGGCCATGACCAACCTCTACTTCGGCTGGTTCTGGTGCGCCGGGGTGGCTCCCGAGGAGTTCGTGCCTGGCCTCGGCGGGACCTACGCAACGGACGGGACGGTCGAGACGGGCCGCATCCGGGCGGTTCACCTGTCGGTCGATGCCATCGGCCTCGGGCCCTGCCCGGAGGGCGAGCCGGGGTGCGGCATCGCTTACGAGCCCGACCGCGTGTAGCGCCGGGCGGACCAGCGCTTCAGAGTCCGCCTCGGCGGACGGAGCGCAAACCAAAGGAGTTGAACCATGGCCGACTCAACGATTGACAGTGAACTTTTCGTGCTGAAGGACAACTGGCCGGGCGTGGCCCGGCGCGTCAGCCCGGACAACCTTCCGAACGGCGACATCATCAGCGCCATCCACCACAACGTCGAGACGGCGGTGTTCCCCATCGGGGATAAGATCGTCGTCCGGAACCGTAGCGCCGTCGCCGGCGACGACGGGGACGCGACGTTCATCTACCTCAAGGGCCTGGCGATCACGGAGGCCAACCCGACGTGCGCGGCCAAGCAACTCGTCGTGCCGAGCCTGGCGGGGACGCCGTACCAGGTCACCAACGACCCGGACCAGTGCCTCGACGTGACGGGCTGCCCCTTGGCGGCCGTGCTGCTGTCGATCATGACGTTCACCCACCTCGTCACGAAGTATGGCTGGTTCTGGTGCGGGGGTGTGGCCCCCGAGGCGATGGTGGCTGCCATGGGCGGCAACTATCATACGGACGGCCTCGTGGTGGCCGGCCCGATCGTGGCGCACGATCCGGCGACGGCCGACTCCATCGGCCTCGGCCCGGTCGGCGGTGTCACCGAGGCGATCATCGGGTTCGCATACGCGGCCGACGCGGTGTAGAGCAAGCGGGTGTTCTAGCGGCGGACGGATAACCAGGAAAAAGGAGACGGACCATGGCCGAATCAACGCTGGACAGTGAACTGTTCGTATTGATCGACCTCTGGCCGGGCGTGGCCCGGCGGGTTCACCCGGATCACCTGCCGAACGACGACATCCTGAGCACGCTTCACCACAACGTGACGACCCCGGTGTTCGACGTGGGCGAGAAGATCGTGGTGCGGAACCGGGCCGCGATCGCCGGCGACGACGGGGACGCGACGTTCATCTACCTCAAGGGCCTGGCGATCACGGAGGCCAACCCGACGTGCGCGGCCAAGCAACTCGTCGTGCCGAGCCTGGCGGGGACGCCGTACCAAGTGACGAACGACAAGGCCCAGTGTCTCGCCGCCACAGGCTCGCCGTTCGCGGCGGTGATGCTCTCGATCATGACGTTCACCCACGCCATCACGAAGTATGGATGGTTCTGGTGCGGCGGAGTCTGCCCCGAGGCGATGGTGTCGGACCTGGGCGGCAACTTCGCCTCGGCGGACGGCACGATCATCGGCCCCATCGTCGCCCACACCTTGGCGGCCGACGCCATCGGACTCGGCCCCTGCGGTGCCGGCACCGAGGCGATCATCGGGTTTGCGTACTCCGACGACGCGGGTTGAGACCGGAGGCGGTCTAAACGGTCCGGCTTCGTCTCCGCCTTCCGGCCTGGCGGAGACTACGCCGGGATAGGAAGGCGGTGGCGGAATGGCCCGATTATCCACGGGAGTCATCTGCGACGCCGTCGAGGTCTTCAGCGGCAACGTCACGGCCAACGCGGCACTCCTGCATTTTCACGCGGGATACAACCGGGTCCTGGCCGGCGGGGATCCGCGCGACTCCGGCGGAGCGCCGCACCTGTGGAGTTTTCTGCAACTCCGGGCGGAACTCAGCCTGGCGATGTCGATCACGGGGACCGCGACGGGCGTCTACGCGGCGGGGACCGAGACGACGACCATCACGGCGACGACCGCCATCTTCGACCCGATCCAGGTGGGCGACTCGATTACCATCGACACCGTAACCGATCCCCTGGTGATCGCATCCTACACGTCCTCGACAGTCATCGTGGCGGCGCTCGGGGAGGATTTCGCGGGGAAGGCCGTCAGCCTGCCCCACCACGGCATTTACGCCCTGCCGGCGGGGTTCGATGGGTTCCTGGAACCGCCCGTCTACGCCCTGGCCGCGGGGTTGGCGACGCCGGACTTGGAGGAGGTATCGCCCGAG